GCACTGATCGTGTATGACCCCGGCGTAGCGTCAACCAGTGTCGTTGTGCCTGTCATAATCTTGTTGTTACCAGTACTAAAAATTACCTCGTTGCCTGCACTGTCGTAAAACTCGTGTATGCCGTGGAGGTAGTCAGTACCTAACACAGTTTTGTTTGTTGTTGTTACAGCGTTGCCCTTACGTGAAGCTAATCGTCCTCGTCTGTCAATAATGGCGTTATCCGCAACTTCTGCAAAAGACGTATCCTGTGCAAGCGGAGAATCTTCTGTGTTGATCCCTTTGAACGCAGGAGCAACTAAGTTAATGCTTTGTAGTGGCTGTGCCATACGTACTCCTACGGGGTGTAAAAGATAGTTTCTTCAGGGTGCTTTTGTGCATCCAGAGCAATTGCATCAGACAGATACTTGTCGGCAATAGCAAAGTACTCTGGTGTTGACGTACCGCCTGTTTCACCACGCTCACGGGCCAACAGAGCTACTGCCATGTGTATCACAGGCTGACTAGGAATAGCCAGTGTGTCGCTGTCAGAACTCAGTGCTACGTTTCTAATAACGCTCTTTACCTTAATAGAGTATACACCGTCAGGCTTAGGGTACACATCAATCTGTGCGTCACCCGAACCGTCGATACCACTGAACGTGTAGTACTCAGGTTTACCGGAAGCAGGCGTGTTAACCAAAAACTTATCATCAAACCAAGTCTGAGGTCTGTACTCCATGACAATGTTAGACGTATCGTTAACCATGTTCAGAATCTTACCTTGGTCTTGGTAACCCGTAAGCGAGTACGTGTAATCATCAGCCGCCGTGGTAATCGTAAGCGTAGACCTGAGATTAGACCAATCCCAAGCGTTTTCCACGAGTTGCTTTGCGTCGTTTATAAAGTCACCAACCATAGTGCTGTACGTGTTAGCGTTAACAGTGGTTACTGTGTCTTCCCGCAGACGCCTCAGTACGTTGTTTACCATGTCTAAATATGTCATACTATATTCCCATCACCTGTAAACAGCCCTCGTAAAACATTACTTTTTACGTCTGGTGGTAACTGCTTTGATAAAAAATTAACAATCGGAAACTGAGCCGCCGCTAGTAACTCAGGAGCCGCTGTGATTGGAGTAGGCGTCATTGAAAACATACCGCCGCCAAAGCCTCCACCGCCACCACCGCCGCCACCAGCGCCACCGCCGCCTCCTGTGCCACACTCTTCTGGGTTTGCCACCGCGTACTCTGCACACGTACAGTCGTTACACTCAGGAGTAGTGATGCACTCTTCTGGATTAGCCGCCGCGTACGCAGGGTTGCTACAGTCTTGTGCAGGACACTTATTGTCTGGATGCTCAAGAACACTGGTTCCGTCAGGACAAGTATCACACCCGCTTTCTACTGTAGCTCCGTTGTCACAAACATTACCGCTTTGAAAACAAAGCCCATCTTCACCTTTAACAAAACCGGGCTTACACCTACAGTCTCCTTCTTGCCCATTATTAATAGCATTAGGATCGTTACAGGTTGTGCCGGTATCAAAGTCGTCACCGTCGTCTATAACATCACCACCGGGACAAGCTTTAAAGCCTTCAGAACTAGGAACAAAAGGTCCAGAATTATCGGGAGTACAGGAGATGTAACCACATTTTTTAAAGTTGCTCGCGTCAATTATTGAGCAATCAAGATCGTCTTCTCCTGTAGTAGTGACAGTATCACCGCCAGATAAACACTGAGCGTTATACTCTGCTTCGTATTCTCTGTAAGCTGTGTTGTACGCTAGTGCGTTTCCAGTAGGTGCGTAAGGTTCTTTTTCCCCACAAACAACTGTAAACGTAGGCGTTACCGAGGTTGTGCCACCGCCCCCTAAACACGTAGCGTCGTACTCTTGACTATACTCAGCGTATTTAGCAGGAGCAGTAGGATCAAAACTAGGACTAAAACCAACTTTAGGGTTTTCACAGTCTACTGTAGGAGCTACATATGTGGTGTCAACAGAAGTACCACCATCACCATCACCATTACCACCGCCTGCACACTCAGCATCATATTTTGCACTGTAGCTGGCGTACTTAGCAGGAGCAGTAGGATCAAAAGTATTAGCATCAAAATCAACTTTAGGGTTTTCACAGTCTACTGTAGGTTCTGTGTATTCAGTATTCGTTGTTGTTCCTCGATCTTCGGGACAAATGCCCAAAGGTTGAGTAGCCCTTAAAGTTGTACCGTCTGCACAATATTCTTCAGGACACCTACCGTTAGCATCGGGTGATACATCTGGGTCTTGACACATCTTTTGAACTTTGTTAGCAACACATTTAAGTTCTCCACCCACGTTAGTAATAGTTCCAGCTTCGTCGTTTGCTGTAAAACAGTCTTCTCCTACTTGTGGTATTGATTGACCCGGAGGACAGTTAGTGCCGTCTTGATTTAATTTTTCTGTAAGGTTGTCGTCACACAAACCATAACCAATAGGTATCTCAGAACAATCCCAATTGTCGCTTCCGTCAATTGTTTCAAGACCTTGGGCAAAACAAGAGTCACTACTTAGCCTGTCGTCAATAAGAACATCAATAGGTAAACCTAATACGTTTTTTATTTCCTGTTCGCCTTGTTGTACTACAACTCCCCAAGCACCCTGTAGTATTATTTCTCCAGCATCTTCTAAGATAACTCCTATGTCGCCAGTAGTAATGTCTCCGTTTCCGTCTCCCCCTAAAACTTCTTCTATTTTTTCTTCAGCATCTTTTAAAACTTTACCTAGAATTTCTTTTATGTCTATGTCTTGGTTTTCCCCAGTAAAAATACCTCCTATGTCGCCAATAACCTTTTGAATTTCTGTACTAGCGTTTTTAATCATCTCTTCAATTTCGGCAATAGTTTTGCCTCTGAAGATTGTACCAAGAATAGCTGAAGGTAGTTGGGGTATGCCGGGAATCTTGAGAACAATACCAAGGGTTGTACACTCTTTCCAATTACCACCTTCACTTAAACATTGAAAAACATCAACCTCTACAGAAGGTCCAGTTCCTGTGGGTTCAGGCATTGGTCCTGAAGTAATACTAAATATGTAATCAGAAATTTGTTGTTCGTCGCCCACACCACCTATTGCACTATTTAGTTCACTGGCGGCTTGGTTTGCTTGAGTTCTTAGTTCGTCGTTATCTCCTGTGCCTTCATCGTCGGTGTCGATGTTTTCAGCGGCCCAATCGCCGTACTGTGTAATAGAAACACCTTCAGAACCTATAGTCCGTACATCAAAAATAGTTTGTGTACCGTCTTCGTTAGTAGACACAGTGTAAACATCTAAACCACCGTCGCCATTAAGGTCGCCTACTTCGTAGTAGTCTGCACCTTCTGGAAGCGGTCCAAAAATAATTTCTAAAGGAATATCTATTCCTTCAAATCTAACAAACCTACGCCCTATCCTTAAGGCTTCTAACAGCCCTTCTGGATCTTTAAATATCCCTGACAAGCCTCCAGTTACAGTAGCCATACTTACTTACCACCCTTTAAAGACATTAGCTTGTCAGCACCACGTATGCCAAAGCTGGCAGTCACGGCTACATAGAGCAAGTACTGGTAGTAATCAGGTAGCTTGTCTAACTCAGTAAACGCCATACCTACCCGTTGCATAATACTCAAGTCATCCATAGCAACTCCGTAACACACAGCTAACAAAGGTAACGAAAGTACCACAGTAAACCACTCGTCTTTCCACGAGGTTGCACTAGCCGCCGCCATCTCTTGTTCCCACGTAGCAGTGTTCTTGATGACTTCCATCTTAGCTACGTGCTTTGCTTGTGACTGCTCGTGTCGGTTGTTAATCCAGTTCTTAGCGAGTCCAGCAATAGGGCCTATGAGTGCAGTCCACATATTAGTCTTCGTCCTTCTTACGGAAGTTTTGTACCGTGTCTGTTTCCCATATTCTGATACCTACCCATACGATAGTGAACAGGGCAGATATAGGGGGCAGTACTGCACTAATAGTACCTAACATAGTACCTACGCTCATCACATCAACAACTTGTTTTGCGGACTCATCCATTACTCAACCCCTGTATAATATTTGCGGTAGTCCAGACAACCCCGCCAGAAACCAGCAGTCCCATGACAATTGCTGATACGTCTAACATTCTTCTTTGTCTACGTCTTTGCTTGTAGATCATGCGTTCACGCTTGGC